TTCTTCATCAGTTAGCTTGATCCCCTTAACCACCAACTTTGTGGAACTCTCCTGTCGCCCTACGCGAGCTTTGGCTCCATTTAGGATCTCTTCCGTTCGTTGTTTAGCTTTTGCCGACTTCCCCTGCGCTTCTTTTCGTCGCAGGTGCCACGATTCCAAAATCGTGGGCACGATTCCAGGAGAATCTTGGTTATACACCGTCCCATGCCCCGACATTGCATACTTGTGTTCTACTAACCAGTCATACCACTCGCAAGCAGTTTTAGTCACCTTCTCGTTCAGGTGAGTTGTAAACACCAAGTACTTGTCAGTCTTCTGAAGGATCTGTTGACGATCACGTTCCGTATCAACAAATTGCCCGATATACTTTTCAGGAGAGATATTGAGGCTTTTTATACACGACGGATACAGGCTATTAATGTCGATCAGAAATAGGTCTGTTTGGATTCCACCTTGTGGAACAAGCACATATGCACCTTGAGCTTGACCCTGCTCACTGAGCATGACTGTATCAGGAATTCGTCGACCAAGCTCGTGCCAGCAGAAATTTGCCACTGCCATTTCAGCTTTCCGCACAGTACCCAACACGTTCTTCATTTGGCATGTGCTGTAATGCATCATCCAATTGGCGAGATCAATATACTTGTACTTCTTGTCCAACCCAGCCAGCACCTCTGTGTCGCGAATGTTGTATCGGACGAACTTGCTGAATGAGTATTTCACCACCTCTTGGTGAGTTGCTTCATGCAACGCGCACAGCTCCAACTCATCCAACAGGTGGAGGTTGTCGAAGTCTGGGTCAAAGTAGATTGTGTATGGCGCATCAGCTGGTACAGTAAGTCCACGACGATCCAATTCTTGCTGGACTTGCTGGAGCCGAAAGCGTGATTGCACTAGCTTATCGTCCCCCACACCAGATAAATTTGCCTTAGCGTAGTTTCCCGTGTACAGCTCGTTCAGAGTTCCTTCGTAGTCCAACTTCTTGAACTTGTCTCCCAAGTGGTCTGCTGATACACTCTCCAAACTCCAACTATCTCGATCTTCCACTGTGAACTTTTTGAACAGATCCATGTAGTCGATTGTGATTCGACCATCGAACTGGACCTGCTTCTGTTTCCGAAACATGATCTCAAGTTCGCGGTAGTATGGCGCCTTTCCGCGAGGAAATGACAACATCCGAAACCACTCGTCACCGAGTACCATTTCAACACGTTGTGCAATATATGGATCATCAAACAATGCACTGTTCCATCCTGACATCAAGTCACACTGCTGGATCTCCTCCACCATGGCAACCAACAACTCAGCCTCAGTGTTGAAAAGAGTGATTGTGTGTTTACTCGCAACATCATCGAAAATATCAGGATCCAGGATTGAATATGGATCCGTTGTGTTCTTCCATGTTGGAGGTGGGACAGCAAACACAACGTATTCGTCTTTCCAAACATGGTAGAAAGCAATCGAATTTAGAGGAAATTGAGGGTTCATTGCCCCCTCAAACGGCACAGCTGGGTCGTAGTCGATCTCAATGTCGTAAAACGATGTGCGGATTGTTGGGTCAGTAGCTTTGTAGTATTCTCGCGAAAGCACTTTCAATTCAGGTGGGATATCGGTTTCCCACAAGCGAATGTCATTTGGAACTGATTCCAAGAACTTGCGCCACTGTTTTCCAGCTGGAAACTCAATGCGGTACAACTCATCACCAAACATCGATAGATGGACATTTCGGGTGTCGATCCAATCGCGCGTCTGAGCAACAAACGACTTGAGCGCAGGTTCTGCTCGCCCTTCTTCAGCTGCCTCCCTTAATGTATCCCGAATTCTGCGCCAATCATCAACCTTGATGTAGCAATCATATGGTGTGTCGAATGTGCGTATCTTGTGCACACCATTCGAGTTGCGTTGTTCCCACACAATAACAGTGTCGAATTGGCGGCTGGCAGATAGGTACATGCGATTGTTGACTTGGGACGAGAAGCGATCAGTATATATCCACACGCCAATGTGATCAAATTGTGTGTTTTGCGCGATAAATAGTTGACCACAAGACACACACCATGTTTCTTTATTTCGTAAAGCGAACAACTACAACATACACACTGTCGAGAAGCGCGGCAGCCGTGGATGAAGGAACGCAATTTACCTTTACTCTCACAACAACCGGGGTCGATGATGGGACAACTGTTCCATACACAATCACAGGAATTTCATCTGCAGACATTGGCGGTGCTGCATTGACTGGAGTGTTCACAATCGTTGGTGGCGTTGGCGCCGTTACACTCACAGCAACAGCAGACCTAACAACAGAAGGCGCTGAGACAGCAACACTATCTCTCGATGGTGGATTGGGGTCGCTGTCGATTGGAATTAACGACACTTCCGTGACAGAGGTATTTGTAGATGCGGTTGAGTTGGGTGATCCATATTGGACCAATGTGTCAACGCACCTAACATTCGACGATGAGATCCTCGACAAGCGCAACCCATCACGGACATTCATCAACAATGGGGTGTCATACAGTTCATCCCCTGCAAAATTTGGCAAGTCGGGGTACTTCAGCGGGTATTCTGTGAAGTGCATGGAGGATTTGCTGAACTTTGGTTCTGGCGACTTCACGGTGGAAATGTGGATCTACCCAACAAACACCAGCGCATACACAGAATTTATTCGGTCAAACTCGGATTTCCTGTTCCGATCAACACCAACACGGCAACTGCAATTCGAAAGCAGCCTCGGTACATTGACGACAAGCGCCAATGTGATCAACGTCAACACATGGTATCACGTTGCACTCACCCGAAATGGTAACACGTTCAGTATTTGGCGAAATGGGTCACAGGTCGCAACAGCGACATTGACGGGTACGTTGGCTGGGGCAACGAGAACAGAAATTGGAGCAATAAACGACGTCAGTGAACCATTCATTGGGTACATGGATGAGTTGCGAATCACAACTGGAGTTGCTCGCTACACATCAAATTTCACAGCACCACGTCGTCGCTTCCCAAGTTATCAATCTACGGACCCATATGCACTGCATGTGGAAGCGTTGGTGCCTTTCAACAGCACCGCCCCACTCAGTGATTTGACTGGTCGAATTGTGAACCAATGGACTGGCGCACTGACAACAAGCACGACCGATTATGCGATGGGGAACGCAAGTGGTGTGTTCAACGGATCGACGATTGTTCAAGTTGGATCAGACTCTTCACTCGGATTGGGGAATGGAAACTTCACGATTGAGTTGTACATCAACATCACCGCTGGCGCCAACTTGGTTGGTAAGACAGTACTGTGCCAAACAATCAACACACATCTGCAGGAACTATTCCTAATATACGTGGTCAACCAATCAGTGATCCTCTATATGGGGGATGGCTCTGCTCAGTACAACATCATCAACCAAAGAGCATTCACTACCACAGCGCCAGCTGGAGTGTGGCGGCACTACGCCATCGTTCGCAATGGCAACACCATCACTTGGTTCTACCACGGACAACCCGTTGGATCAGTGACAACGTCCGCAACATTTGCCAGTACGACAAATCCAATTCTGTTGGGTGGTCGGAACGTGAGTGGTGCTCCGAACCAAATGTTTACTGGAAAGATTGATGCATTCAGGGTCACAAAAGCGGCTCGGTACACCGAGGCATTTACCCCTCCAACAGCATACAATCTGTAACAAAAAGGGGCCGAAAGGCCCCTTTTTTTAGTCTGCAGCTTCTTCCAGCTTTCCTTCGTCAGCTGACGCTTGGGGCTCCTCGCCTACAGAAGGCTCGGCAGCAACTCGAGCAGTTTCCGCTTCAATTGACTTGGCGATTGTGGCACTGATGGAATTGATTGCCAATTCCAGCGCCAATGCTTCCTGACGCTTTTCAGTCAGTTTGGCCGCCCATTTCTGGCGCACCACAATGAGCTGTTGAGTGCTGAGCGTGAGTGAGCTGTACTGGTATTGTTTGCCGTCGACGGTGATGGTGGGATCGGTCATGGGGGACTCCTATTAAAGAAGCACCAATTCTACAGTCGCCAACATCGTGGGCGCAACAAAAAAGGCCCCGAAGGGCCTTTTATCATGCTGTCAGGTTCGTGCCCTGTGGGTGGACACGAATTGGGATGTAGATAAATTCACCAACCTTCATTGGGACGATACCAACATCACACACAATCTCGTTACGATCGACAACCTCTGGGGGGTTGTTGTATGCATCACAGATTGTCAAGAAGTCCACAAGACCACGCTTCGACAGGATCGAGTTCAGCATTCCGTCGATCGCCGACTTCAGGTTGTCGCGTGTGATCTGGTCGTTTGGTTCAAACAAGAACCCAAACGCAATTTTCCGAGCCTGACGACGAATGTGAGCACACAAGCGAGCCACGTTGATGCGGTCCAGAGCAGACGCGTTCAGGCCAACAGAAGTCTTCTGACCGAACACCAAGATTCCACGGCCGGGCATGTTCACAATCGGGTTCACGTTCCGCGGGAAGTTGTACAGCGCATCACGCTGCCCTTTGTTCAAAGCCACGTCAACGAATGTGGTAGGTTCACCCAACACACCAGTCAGATACCCAACGCGAGTCACTCCAGTCACTTGGCCACGACGTGGACCAGCAGGAGCCCACCACACTTCTGATTCGCGGTCACTGTATGCATACGTGCGGAGTGCAATTGCAGATGCTGGAATAAACACATCACGACCATCCACGTTCGAGCTGATCCCGTGTGGGTAGTAGTATGCGACGTTCCGGTTCACTTGATGCAGCGAGTCGGGAGACGATGCATTCACAACACCAGGAGTTGCCCAGTTCACAGCGTTCTCTGGGTTCACAGTGTATGGGGTATCGGAGATCACGAATGCCTCTTCACCGATGTCCTCACACAGCGTCACCAACTCATCCGTTACTTCAGGGAAACCTGGGCAAACGATCAAGTTGTATTCATACAGTTCAGAACGAACTTCCGTATTGCTGTTGACAGCTGCCTGCAGTGCACGAACGATGGTCAGACGACGAGCAGCATCGTAAGAACCCAGACTTGTCTTGTTCAGGAATTCCTGAGTGAACGTGTAGTCTGTCGCCATGTCCAACAGGCTCTGACCAGCTTCGTACGGTGTCCACTGAGTGTCGATTGCGCCGGTGCCAGGACCAGGGCTTGATGTAGACCAGATGGTAACCATTCCATCGAAGCCAGCGTATGTATTGGTTGCGGGTTGGTTGAATCCATTCTCATACATGTTCACTGCTGCATCGGCGGTCGTTCCAGCGATGGGTTGCAGAAGTTGCACAAAACCAGTCAGGCTGTTGAACAGGTTCGAATCCACAATCGACACAACACTGTTGCTGCCAACAGATGATGCAGTGATTTGCAGGTTTCCACCCGACACAGTGATCGTGGCAACACCAGCCAACTTTGCATTCACTTGAGTGATGAAGTCAGCAAACGTCTGTGCAACATTGCCTGTGAAAGCAACAGCACGTGACACACCATCCACAGCAACAATTGCCGAGTAGATCTGAGCAGTGTCGGCCAGCCCTGTGGGGAGTGACGTTGCGGTGATACCAGCGTTCATGTCGATCGCTTGGTAGCCAGATGTGCTCAGTGCAGGAGTGGCGTTGTCATCGTAGAAGTCAAATTCAGCATTGGCGAATGTCACATCAGCGAAAATCGGGCTCATCACTTGACGAGCAAACAGGTTCATCTCAGTGGCGTTGATCGTCGAACGATATCCAGCGTCGGCGGGGGAGAACCCATTCTGGACGTTGTAGGTGTTCAGATATGCGTCAGCCAGAGCCTGCAATTCAGACGCAGCGGCAGTTGTCTTGGTGATCCAACGGTTGGAGGTGGATGTGTAAGAGTCGTCCAAGTTCACGTTGGCACGAACAACATACGCCAAGCTGCCAATTCCGAGGAAACGGTTCAGGGCAAACAAACCCACTTCGTTTCGTGCATCACCATGGAGATCGCGACCCGTTGCAGTGCGGAGGAAACTTGGCGCTCCGTACAACTCAAGACTCTGCTTGAGTGAGGTGACTGTGCGCACAGTGCTGTGCTCGATCGTTCCCAACGCAGTTTGCACACCATCAGTTTGCAGTTTGTCTTGTTGGGTTGCAATGAAAATCAGAGGAACGGTGTCAGCAACACTTGGAACATACATCGATTCGTCGATGAGTTGTGTTGTTACGCCAGGAGAAACTAGAGATGCCATTTGTGTATCCTTGTAGGCTGTCTCCTTATTTATTGACCCTCGATGTTTTAGGTGCCGCTTTCGATGCATTCAACGTACAAACAGCTCCTCATTAACGAACGTCTACTACTCGTCACCTCTCGCGGGGTGGTGCTAAACCCCAAGTGGGAGTTCTACGCAGGGCGCGTCCACAAGCTATACAGGGAATTTTTGGATTACTACAGTTGGTGCAATGACGATATCCGCGAAGCTGTGTATTGCATGCTGCACGAATTGGAGGCCCCACCTGGCTGTGTCAAGTGTGGGAGCTTCACAGCATTCAACTCCCACACAAATCGATACAACAAATTCTGCAGCAAGAGCTGCCCACACATCAGCGTGGTTCAGGAGGCTCAGTAGGGGTGTATTGAACAACCTGAACCGACTTACTGGTGACCCCGTTATCAATCTCTGTGGAGCCATTGAAGAAGTTTTCAGCGTTGTCGATCAACTCATTCAAATCAGCCAACCGAATCACAATCGATTCCACAAAATCAGTCTTCGACTTCGCAGGTGGGGTAATCCAAACAGGGAACTCAAACGTCAACTTGCTGACAATCAACCGGTCTGCATCTCCACTTGGAATATTTTCTTCGAGTGACACATCCGTCAACTCAACAGACGTGAGTTTGGTCCAATCAAACGTCGAATCTGTTGTTTGGATCACCATCGATGGGTCAAACAAGACGAGAATTTGCTCAAGCAATTGCAGTTGTTGGATTTGGTTACTGCAGTAGGTATACACCTCACAAGTGAGCTTGTATGGAATTGGCATGTATCGATGCAGCACCCGAACATCAGTTGGGATCACGCCACCAGACTGGAGGTATGAAAACCGATCCTCTTGCCCCACTCCATGTCGCAACTCAGCAGCAAGTCCAATCGATGTCATGTGGGTCGACATCATCGGGAGTCTGATGGGGCGATTCTGAGTATTCCCCGCATCAATTGATGCAACCACCTTGTCGATGCTTCCGTACATGATGGGAACAGAAACCATCTGTTCCTTCTCACCAATCCCAACCTTCACTTGGAACCCAGAAAATACATTGGCAAATTGAATGAGGTAACGCTCAATCTGCTGACTGTAAAAATATGGTTGTGTCTTCATGGTGAGGTTGGCGAGTCGACTATTTATCTCATGTTGTGTAGGTCGGTTTTGTCTTCAGACACCATGTACGACTTCAACCGATTCTTTCCAGTCTGAGTTTCGAATCGCTCGTCACTCTCCATGAAAATCCACCGTGTTTTGGCCAAGCTGTATCGATACAACTTGGGTGGGATTTTCTCAGTAGTGAGAGACTCATACGACATCCGATGGTATTGCCCATTCTTTGGATTCTGCGGAAATCCAACGCTATGGTCCCCAGTAGTGAACATTTCAGGAGCGGTACCAGACGGTGGCATTCCTGTTCGCATTGTGGGAGATTCCCCTCGAATCGAATCTGTGTAGGTCGTCGTGAGCTTCGCTAGGTTCAATCCAAGATCAGCCGCTGCTTCTATCTGGGGTGTTGGGATCTCCGTCACATCAGCAACAAACCCAGCATCTTGCCCCATCTGAGGAAGCATTTCATCTGCTGCAATTTGTATCTGCTCATTGACTCGAAGTGCCATATCTGAGAACAACAGATCATCGGATCTGTATCCAGTGCCATCCTCTCCAAGATCAGCCTCGAGCGATCCAACGATGTCGAGAACCTCTTGACGAGCGAGCATTGGTTTTGCTGTGATTTGTTGAAACAGCGGAGTCCAACCAGGGGTGTAACCTTTGGTTGACCACGTCACATCCGACACCTCGACAAACTTCCGGACAATCTTCATGTCGGCAGTGAACTGCATTTCGCTTGGAATTTCAATGACGTCTCCAATGATCACACCCCGTCCCAACTGCTTCACTGCTTCAGAAAAGTTCACAGCAATTGTCATGGTTGCTGTTGGCAGATCAATACCAAAACGCGACAACTCAGTGCTAATGTTGACGAGGTCGTAAAAAATCTTGATCTTCACTGGGTTAATGCAGTACGAGCGATCACGATTCTCTTGAAACAATGGTGATTCTTGGAGGTAGTTCAAATCTGTGATTGCGAACTCAAACAACTCCAGCGTTTCAACTTTCCAATCTCCTGTCGATTTTGTGTCGATGGGTCGGATGCGCCACATTCTCGATGGCACACTCTGTTTGATGTGGATCTGTACACGCTCTGCTGTCTGCGGCAAATCAACGACATCGACTCCTCGCCACTGTACCCCATTGTCACTTCGCTCGACCCGAATGCGAGATACCCAATTTGACGAGTCGCCACCCTGTTTGACTGCAAGTGCTGTAATGTGCTTGCGTGACTGTGCGTTGGCTTCTGTTGAATACATTGGTAGCCCAGAGGCGTGCTTCAACAATCCAAAGTCATACCCAATCCAACTCTGCAATACGCCTTGACCCGAAGCACACGACATCCAGTAGCTTGCAAATCTGTCAAACGCGTTGTCCGGAGGAAAATCAGCAAGCGAGTCACTACTGATCGCTTTCCCACCACCAGCGGCGTCTACTAGCGTTCCCTGCTGTTGGACACCAAGTAGTTTGTAGAAACACGCATCTGCACCACCAAGATTCAAGTTTTCATTGGCAAGAGCATTGATGTACGCATTGTCTGCTGTCTGCTTTTGTAACTGGAAGCTAGAACAACTGGAGTTGTCACCCTCCGGAAGCTGCACGCCAGCGGGGGTCAGGATGATACAGCCAGGGTTACTGGTATCACACGTTGGCTGCTGAAGATGTGGCAGTGGCTTACAGGTCCCACACGTATCTGTCACGGGCTCGCAGGTGTTCTTTGGTGATGGAATCGTTGTAGTGGTGTTTGGCAACACCACTCGATCCACAGATGGGTCAAGAAAAATGCTCATGGTTTATCCCTTGGCAATTGTGCCACCAAGCCCCCAGGTTTCAACATCCGACGCCATGTAGTCGTCCAGCTCCCGCACCAACTTTTCCTGGAGCGCAACAGCCTCAGTTTTCAATTCACTCGCGTTGAGCGTCACAGCACCACCAGCCCCTGGCAGTGTGGCGTACTTGCCACGCATGTCCCCCAACATGATCTTTGCTTCAGTGAGAGCCCAGTTCTCGATCCAATTTTTGGTGGTGCGGTCTGTCAACAAATCCTGTTCTGTTCGTTCAATGACGGCATCGACAAGGATTCGTTCAGCGCGGGGGATCTTCCGCATAATGGTTAGCGTTCGTGTGCGCTCAACCCACTGAAATTGAAATTCCGACGCAAACAACTTAGCAACCACTGTCTGGTAGCTAGCCAACAGATGGTACGAAAGGATGTCGAACGTCCCCGAAACATACAGTTGTTGCATCAACTGCTGTCCGTAGATTTCACCACCAAATGTAGAGTTGAGGAATCCACCACGTGGACGGTAAAGATACAGCACGTCAACGATCTTATGGAAGCCAACTGCCTTGCTAGTGAGCACATACTTCTGCTGTCCAGCTTGGAGGTCCAAGAAGAAATACCCTCGGTTGTAGCCAGCACCCGAGTCGCGTCGGATGTAGTCCAACCCTCGTTGCACAGCAAGATCCATCTGATCCCGCGTCAACTCAACATTGATGGTTGGTGCACCAAGTCGCATGTACAGATTGTCAATGATCTTTCGGCGTTCGTCAACAGACCCGTCTGTACCCACTCCCAACTCGTCGTACATTGGAACCCCAGATGTACCGTCATTTCCTTGGCGTGGAGTGCAGAGCGTGAACCGCAGAGCGGAGAATAGCGTTTCCTTAGTGATGTCGATGTATGACCCACTTCCACAAAATGCAGAAGTAATCACAATGTTGTCAGTCTCTGTTGTGGCAACAGTGTATGGTGGCGTCACAGTGTCCCATTGGGTTCCTGTCCAAACGTGCAGCGTTCCAGCGTTGTCCAACCATCGTGCCCCAACATCAACAACAGACGGAGTCGTCTCAAATGGGACAGCAGTCCAGTCTGTTGGTGTAGACCGTTGATACAGCGTCACCCCATCAAACCACGTTGACCCAAGTGTTGGAATAGTTGGGTCAATTGCTGAGATGGTTGGGTTCAATGCTGTCCACAACAAGCCATCTCGTTCATACCACAGTTGCGTTGCTGAATTGAACCAGAACCCAGTTGTGATGGTCCTTGGGTCCACAGCACTGTGGATGACCTCCTGCGTCCCCTCCCAACCACACTCAGAATTGATGAACCACAAGGAATGTGTGGTGTTGAACCACACAGCGTCGAGCGGAATCGTGGGTGGAAGAGATGGATCCAACGCCGTGGCAAACAGAGTCGATGTGATGTCCACCCACGACAGAGTCATCGCATCGTAAATCGCCAGCGTCTCAGCGACTGGATCATAATGTAGGTCACCAGCTGCTTCAATGTCGAGCTGTTTGTGATAGAAAGTTGCAGAGATCGTCTCCCACTGAGGGATCAGTGGGTTGTAACGTCGAACAACACGGGCAACTGGATCTACCCAAACTTGATTCAGTGTGGGGTTAATTGGTGCCTGCGTTGCAACTGTGGCTGCCTGGGCAATCCAGTCAACTCCATTCCACATCCGGAGCGCGTTGCCCGATAGATCGAACCACAGCGTGCCGTTGGGGATCGCTGCTAGGTCCCCTGCATACACAAGCGCAGTTGCAGGGATCCATTTGTTGCGTGATGTGTTCCATCTAAGGAACTCTCCATCACGCTTCCACACCGTGGTCCCCGTCAGAGTGGGAGCAAGTTTGGGGTCAGTCGATTGGGAGTATACGGCGGTTACTGGTACCCAAACAGCACCATCAAACCACCTCACCGTTGTGCCGTCAAACCACATCTCTTCGTTGGCAACAATCGTTGGGTCTGTTGGATGGGTGATGACTGGTTCAACCTGTGACCACCCCAGAGCGATTGTAAATTCCCGCAGTACTCGTGCGGTAGTGTCAAACCACAGATCCCCGTCAATCGCCAATGTGGGATCTGTGCTCTGTAGCTTCGGAAACACTTCGTTGTACTTCACACCATTGTGCTGGTACCAACGCTCACCAAGTTGGAGAAACTGACCGTAGAATGGAGGATACTCTGACTCTAGTGGTGGAACGATGTGTTTCCACGCAGAGGTTAGCTCATCGATTGCGCTCTGGTATGTGGTGAGTTCACTCCCACGGAGCACCAGCTCGAGGGGCTTACCATCTACGACCATCGTAACCGGATAGTTGATTAGACGATCGACTGTGGCTGGGATCTCGCTTGTTAGGTCGGCTCCATTTGTGAGGATGGTTTGCGATCCAGAGACACACTCAATCTTCGGACCACCGTGGTTCAGCGAGTAACTGTAAATCCCATCTTGGTTGTATCGACATACGTTGTCGATCGCGAAGAATGCAAAATAGTACGCAGTGCATTTTGCATCCAAGCCGTCAACAGTAACACAACCAGTTTTCGTGTCAGTGTTGCTGCTCCACAATACACGAGCATTTCCGAGCATGTCTCCCGCAAATGCCAGTGGGTCGAACGTCGGATCCCCTTTGTAGCAGCAGACACCGTCCGTTGGTTTGTTGGGTTGTTCGATAGGAGACGTGCTGCCAACCAACAGCCCCCCACTGTAATGTCCACTTGGTGTGCCACATCCAGTTGATGGGGTTGGAGGAGTTGGAGCCCAGCACAACGTACCTGTGGTATCCGACGTACGAGTGAACGTCAGAGTTTGAGAATTGCCTTCTTTTCGGATTCCACCTGGAGCATCAAAGAATGTGGTCGATGTCATTGTTGTGTTGAGCGCGTGGGTTATTTATCAGCAGATGTGCGATAAATACGGAACCTACTGCAGGACTGTCGTGAAACTTCGCACCCTACTCGAGCAGACTCAGTCCAACCAAGCAATGGTATATTTGGACAAAATTGCTGGATTGATCATGTCAAAACCAGCTGAAATTTCTGGCGCAAAGAAACAACTCCGTGAAAAAATAGCAACCATTGTCACTGGGTTGTACGTACTATCCAAGCCGACTTTTCGCAAATCGGTTGAAATTGACGACGCCACATATCGAAAAATCCTAGCACAGCTGACGAGCAACAAAGCTGCTGCTCATCATGTGATGACAGCAGGTGCGCGACTTCCGTCGATGCAGACAACACTGCTCACCAAACTAGGAAAACTCGACAAGCTCCCCCAGGGAGAGCAGAAAGCACTGGTTGCTCAGTTGAAATCTATCCACGACAGTCTCCGATAATGCACTTCAAATTCAAATACAACCACGCGTCATGTTGTGGAGGTCGAAGCAACCAAACAGTGTTGAACTCCGCCCCGTACACCATTCACCCAGAAGATCCTGCTGGATCGATGGTAACTGCATTCGATCGATTTGCCAACAACTACCGAGTGACACCAACAACCGTTGTAGTGACCGCAGCTGAGATGGCTCTTCTTCGTTCAGCGGCTGCTTCATCATTTTCATTAGCCAACCAGATCCTAACTTACAGGAAGATCCCCATCACTGTGGAAGGATAAGCACATGCCACTCGTGAGTAGTATGTTTTCAACTGAACGGACAATCGCACATCGACTGGCTGTGTGTGAGAATTGCCCACATAGTGCACACAAGTCTGTGTTCCACCTGTGTACTCAATGTGGGTGCATAATCCCCCTCAAAGTGCGGCTCCGAGGGTCAGAGTGTCCCCTTCAACTATGGACCGCGGAGATCGATGATGGTGAGGTGCACCACGTCAACGACAAGGTGTGGGTCGAATTGGATAGTACCCCAAATTCAGACGACCATAAATAACTTTGACCAATTTGAATTGCCGTCACATCAATGACTGCTAAACCAAAGCGTTTTTCCAAGCTCGCTGCAATCCCATTCGAGGGCGACACTGCTTTATGTGGTGTCGCCCTTTCTGTTTGCAGCTGTATTTTCTCCAACCTGAAAGAACCACATGGGACGTAAATCCAATACTGCACGAGCCAGCGTCGTGAGGCCAACACACCGGAGTCGTGGAAATCCACAACTCACACTCGTTGAGACTCCAACGCAACTTCGCGAAACACAAAAACGGAAGACTTGGTCCCAACGAGATTGCAAAGATGTGGTTCCATTGACGGATCGTCAGCAAGAGGCGTTTGAGTGTTGGTTGCAGAGCACCGACAGCAGTCTGGCTCTCGTTGGTTCTCCAGGTACTGGGAAAACTTACATGGCGTGCTACCTTGGAATCAACGAAGTACTCAATTCCGCCACAGAGCAACAACAACTGATCGTGATTCGCAGTGCAGTTGAAACTCGCTCGCAGGGCTTCCTTCCAGGCACACTCGACGAGAAAGAGGCCGTCTACCGTGCCCCGTATGTGGACATCTTCCAAGATTTGTTCCGTCGCGCGTCTACGTTTGGCGACATGTGTGACGCCGGTGTTGTTCGATTCATGACAACTTCACACGTTCGTGGGCTGACGTTCGACAACGCAATCATCATCGTCGATGAGTTCCAAAACCTGAATGCTCATGAATTGTCAAGTGTAGTCACTCGCGTTGGCCAGAATTCCCGACTGATTCTGTGTGGCGATGGATATCAAAACGACCTGCACTCAAAGCGCGGAACTGAAGTGAGTGGGTTCCAAATGGGACTTCGGATCATGCAAGACATGGAGGAATTTGACGTGGTGCAATTCACACACGACGACATTGTTCGAAGCGGATTTGTCAAGTCGTGGATCATCCACTCGGAACGATACGCAGAATGAAAAAGGGCCCCGAGGGGCCCTTTTTATTGCAGCTGTGTGACAACAAGGTCGAAAGTGTTGCAGACGTCCCCACCCCAACCGTACAACTGGCCACGGAATGGTCCTGGTGTGTACTCCACACTACCAACAACAATCTTCGTTGGGGTTTCGCTGAGATGCAGTGTGTTGTTGTTGTAGATCACAACCCCATTGAACACGACGTACCACTCACGGACAACAGCAAGTGGGTCCGTTTCTGTCCAACTTCCTGTACGAGTGTACCAACCGTTTTGTTGGCCAATTGGATTCGCCACCACCGTGGCTTCATATGTAACTGATTGTGGCTGCATCTCAGCAGTTCCACGCGTGCGACACAAGAGCATTTTGTAAAGTAGATTGATTTTCTCGTATTTATCGAATGATGCCCATCAAATCACGCTCGCGAATGAACAAGTACTTTTCTTTGTCCACTTCGACTGTCGCTCCAGTACCTCGATTGAAGAGCACTCGGTCACCAACTTTCACAGTCGGAGCTTCGCGCTTACCATCAACGACAACGCCTGGGCCTACTGCAATTGCAGTACCCTGCTGAGAGGTGTTGTCCTGTTTTGTTGGCACCAGCACGATCCCACCAGGGGAGGCTGTTTCAGCAGGATCCATTTGAATGGCAATAAAATCGTACAGAGGTTGAATGTTGTGGGGCATAGTGTGTTCCAGATAAAAAGAAAGTGTGAGCCAGTCACACTTTCTGCATTCAGCACTTTGTGCTCAACCCAAATTAAGTAGTGAGTGTGCACCCATAGCTACCGAGGAACCATGTCCGATTTCCATCAGGCACTGCTTTGTACACAACCAATGCTCCACGATCTTCAGTGAGATACTTCGTCATGTAGTTCATTGCCGCCTTTTGAGTGTTGGGAGTTGATGCCCAGGTAACACCACCATCGGAACTGGTTGCCATCCCAACTGTTGGTAGCTCAAGTGGGTCGTATACAACAAACAACCCACCAACAATGTACTTGTCGCCAACACGAGCGATCGAGTATGCATTGGTCAACAGCCCAACCAATCCAGGTGAGTATGTCCATGTGCTGCCGTCTGTGCTGGTAGCGAATTTGCCTTGTTGAGACAGAACAGCAAATTCGGTACCTGTCCAAATAGTGTCCACGACGGACGTAGCGCCAAATCCAGTTGTGGCGAGCTGTGGCTCGTATGTCCACAAAACAGTGTCAGTACTTGTCGCAATTTTGCCTTGGGTTCCGGCAACAAGGTACTTTGTTGGTGTCTTGACGATTGTGCGTACTGCAGTTGATGTACCCCACCCGGTGATGCGAAGCCCATCGCGAAGTGTCCAATCCGTACCGTTCGAACTCACCACGATCCGACCAGATGTTCCTGTCACAACATACTGAGTTCCATCCCAAATGGCACCAGTGATCGAAAAGAAGGAATTGGCTGTTGTCAGCGCCTGCAACTCCATTCGAGTCGTCCAAGTTGTTCCCATGTCAGTGCTGGTTGCGAGATATCCGTTGGATGAAAATACCGTTAGCGTGGTGCCTGTCCAAACAACTGCAACTGCTGACGTGATCGCTCCGCCATCGAGGAGCGCAGGTTTGTATGTCCAGGTATTGCGGTCAGTCGTCGTTGCAACACGTCCTGTACTCCCAACAACTACCAACGTGTCACCTGCAACAACTGCGTGGCGAATGGTGCTGTACCCCCATCCGGTTTGAGCGAGAGCTAGGGGTGCAGACCAGTTAACGCCAGGAATTGCTTTTGCGAGCTTTTTGAGAAACATAGTGAGGAAGATAAAGGTGGTTCTATATATCCACCTCACTATGATGCGAATTTACAGGGTCAACGACACCAATTAGATTTTGTCTTCCCGTAGTATGGACGGGCGAATCCAGCATCAATTAATGCAGCGCCAAGATCCTTGCCGTCAACAGACACGGACCCAAGCAGTCGGAAGTATTTGTCGCGCCGAATGTTTGTAACATCAACTGTGTCCCCAACCCTGATCAACCCTTTGGTGTATCCACTCGCCAAGTCAGCCAGCTGAGCTTCTCGAGCACACTTCGCCAACTTCCCTTTCTCAGGGGTATCGATTCCGTATACCCGGATCGATATAGTGGTTCCGAGTTCAGGGAGTATCCACGGAGCCTTCACTACGATCGTGTCCCCGTCCGTTACCCTCACGACTTCCCAGGTATACGGGGATCCAAAAACATTGGAAGAACAGAGGGAGAAAAAAGCTAGGGTTGAACAGGTAACCAAACATTTGAAGGATTTCATCATAGGTCATATTTACGCCACTACTTCATGGGGTCGTTCGTCGATGTGGTATGCAATCACCTCAAGAACCATTGATCGACTTCCGGGCTTCGACGAGGGAGTTTCGCGGGAAACCATTGCATACAGCTTCCACTGCGGCGAAGTTGACATGCTCTGTTGTGTACGAAACCCATCAATTGATGACCAGGTGTCGGAAGCAGTTGGTCGAAGTGGACAACGCTCTTTCCCCTGCCAGTATGTATCCTTGCAGTGTTGAACTGCTTCATCAAATGTCCATGTTTTTGGGGACGTGGTTCCAGAATCAGCGCCCTCGTCGACCGTCGCTGCAGTTGGAGTATTTGTTGGTGTGGTCATGATGGGTGTTCGTTGATGTGCACAAGAACTTTCCTACCGAGGAGAGTTGGCAGCAACAGACGAACACATCATATGGCACGTCATGCTAGAGGGTGCACTAGATCATACCGCAGCGTGCCACAATCCCAAATCCGCCAAAACCCATGATTTTCCATATTTTGGTATTCTGTGAGAGCTGGATCGTAATTTTCGAGGGTATGTTTGATCACATCCTTTCGGTAGTTCCATCGGTGCCGTCTCCGACCATCAACCACATATGTGTAGTCTGGTGGGTTGTCGACCGTGAGTGTGAAGCCAAGTTGGGTGTACATGTTCCCTACACTCCAACGCTTGTCAGCGTAGCTGTATATTCTGACCCACTCATGGTTCCGCTTAAAGTGCTCGAGTAGTTTCGAGGCTACCCCTGGTATCCGGTACCGAATATCTGTGCAAAAGCGGCTGAGCTCCCAGTATCCAGGTTGCGCCTTTCGTTGACCAAGTGCCACTCTCGGCCGACTGAATGTCATCACCGCCACCAGTTTGTCTCCATCGTATGCCCCACATGCAATCGCAGCACGGTCATTACCCTGTGTGTGATTTTCATTCAGCAGTGTGCGTTTGTGCTCTTCAGTTGGTACACGGATGTCCAGCTTCCGTGCATGCAGCAACTTCGCAACACTTGCACCAGCATAGTGCTGCAACTTTGCTGCAATCAACCCAGGATTGATCAACTCATCCTCAAACAGGATCGTATGCTGGATTCCAGCTGCGTCCAACGACTTTTTTGTCGCAAGCGCTGTCTTCAGATTTCCCTGCGACGCATCGAGTGGAATTACGACGACTGCTCTGTTCAGCCCCTCGTGATACACAGTTGCAACAATGTCCGCCACAGCAACAAAGGTTTCGCTCCCTGGTAGCATCTTCTGAATCGTTGCCGCATGCTGCTTCAATTTTGAATTCACATCAATGTAGTTCAAGAACGTCAGTGGAATTGACCCTTTGATGTAGTGCCGTGATCCAAGGTTTTCTCTCCAACCCATCATTTGGAGATTGTCGACGCCTGCACACACTTCTGGTGGAATGTTGTTGTCAAAGCAGAACCGAATGGGCACCCTATGATCAACGTGATATGCACCATCAACTCCAGCTTTCCCACGTGGAAGATTGTTCGGATTGATCCGCTTCTTGTGAGTGTTGTATGCGATCTTCGTCAGAGCGCTTACCTTCGATCGATAGATGTGCCACTCCGAAGCAGTTTCTCGCCACTTTGCAGATTTGATCTTCTGGATCGCGATGAGTATGTCTGCTCGCTTGGTTGGACCACAGACACCACATTCGACCAAGTTAACAAACAAATTTGTTGGCGAACATTCCCACTCGTGCCCACATTTTGTGTTCCTAACACGGACCTTGCTGTACTCACCTGCTACAACATGCCTGCGTCCATCGTAGTTCTGGTCAACGACCTCTATACCCCGTGCACGCAGCGCATCTAATGAAGCAGACCTAGTTTCTGCACACCTATCGTCACGCCTAGCGTTGTTGCATGATGGGCACCCACCAACTCCATGCTTCTTGAGTGTTTGTCGTTTGGAAAGAGGAGTAGCACTCCAAACGTGACCACACACCAAACACTGCATTTGGTGATGTGCTTTTGCGCCTTTAAATGGCTCAAGCAGTTTGATTTTGTTCTCCGTCTCAAGGAGTGTTGGGTAACTTGCGCTGATTTGGCCTTCGGATGGCATGATTTCGATGAGGTTAGCTAGGATCAACCTATTATATCTCAACGTCGTTAGAGTCTGATGAATTTCCGACCGCGCAATAAAAAACCCGCAGAATCTGCGGGTTTTTTGAGGGTATCAACGCTTACGCGAAGCTGACGCCAGTGCAGACGCACTTGGCATAGTAGTCGCTGGAATTTCCAAGCGATGTGGCCGTGCTGGTGAACTGAGCCTTGCCGTAACGAGTCATCAGGCTCATCATCGGCTGGGTGGTCACGGGGTTCATGATCACACCAGTGCTCATCAGCGGGATGTATGGGCAGTAGAAGTAGCCAGCATCTTGCTCGCCGTTGCCGCCCTTGAATCCGATCAGGATCTCATCGTCGCCAGTGCCACCGAAGTCGGTTGCCACTGTCTGGTTCCACAGATAGCTGTAGACCTTGATGGAGCCGTTCAGTGTGCCAACCAGCATGCTGTTGTTCGGGCCCTTGAAAGAACCTTGCACAGCAGGAGCCCACACAGACTTGGCAGCGCTTTGCAGGATCGACACGATCATGGGCGACACAACGATGAAGTTGCCAGGTCCACGACGAGTCTTACGTGCAATTTCGTTTGCCAGACCGTTGATCAGGTTGCCGAGTTGCGCGTAGCGGTCACCAGCGAAGGTGGGGGTGTAATACCCAGGAGCACCGGGGAGGGCGCCGTTCCAGTTGCCAACGGTACCGGCCAGAGCCAACAGGTCGCTGATGATTTCGTTGTCAATTTCTTGCACGATTTCAGCAGACATGCCAGTGGTCATCTCGGTTTCGATACTCTTGCCGTGCTGGCTGTTCATGTCCTGCATGGCTTCGATTGTCCAGCTGGTTTGCAGCTTGCGAGCGCGGGCTTCGATGGGCTGGCTCACCAGTTCCAAAGAAACCTTACGGCCGCCGGAGCCTTCCAAGGTACCACCAGATCCACCAACGGTACAGCCATCCAGTGCAGAGTAGCCAGGATTTGCACCCCAACCGTCGCCAGAAGGAACACCAGAGATGTTGGGTTGGCCGGTGCCAGCGTCAAAGCCAGACATACCAGGAGCAACCACGCCATCAGTGGCACCAGAGTAGTAGCGACGAACAGGCTCAGCGTTACCGAACATTTCTTCACCAGCAGTCACGGTTCCAGGAGCAGGCAGCGTTTCGTTGTACTTGTAGCGCATTGAGTACACAATGCCCACAGGTGCCTTCATTGGCTGCACACCAACCAGTTCGGTGGCGATCGTACCAGGGATGATACGACGAATCATCGGGATCAGGATGTTGCGGAAACCAGCAATGTCTTGCGCCTGAGTTGAGCCTGCCACGGCAGATTCATTCAGCACGTGCTGCTTTTGGTTTTCCAGCAGAGTGTCCATCACGCTGCGCTTGTCGCCAGACAAACCCGTCAGGAGGGTTTCTTTGGCTTCGGTCCAATTTTCAAACAAGTTCATGGTCTTTGTTCCTTTCTGAATTAAGCAAGACCCGCTGTAACCAACAGACGGCGCTTGTCGGCATCAGACATGCCATTTGCACCTTCGGTTACCACAGCCCGCTTG